GAGATTGTTGCAACTGATCCTAAAGCCAAGTCTATTAACCAAGCGGGTGGCGGCTACGGCGCAGGCTATGGAGCTGCCAGTGAGCGACACCGCGTCGTGCGTGAGTATGCAGGTGGCTTGGCCAATGAGGCTGGCATGAATGTGGTTTTTATTGGCCACGCCGATACTGAGACGTTGGATCTACCAGACATGGATTCATACGCAAGATACTGTGTACGCATGCATAAGAAGAGCATTCCACACTATACGGATAATGTTGACTTAGTTGGTTTGATCCGACTGAAGACATTTACGCGAGGCGATGGCGATAAGAAACGTGCCATCTCCACAGGTGAGCGTGAGATCCTGTGTTTCCCACAAGCATCATCAGTCACCAAAAATCGGTTCAACATCACTGAGCCACTGCCGTTCACATTTGATGGCGGCAACCCATTTCAAAATTTTGTAGCAAAGTAGAAAAGGAAAACTAAAATGGACTTAAATGGATTCAACGCGCTGGAAATTGAACCAGCAACATCTTACGAACCGATCCCAGCGGATTGGTACAAAGCTGTTATTACCGAAACAGAGGAGAAGCCAACCAAGGCACAGACTGGTTCGTATCTCCAACTGACTATAGAAGTCATTGAGGGCCAGCATCAGGGTCGCAGGGTATTTGAGCGTTTGAACTTAAAGAACCCGAACTCAGTTGCAGTAGAGATTGCCCAGCGCAGCCTCTCAAGCATCTGCCGCTCTATTGGCGTCAACAATCCACAGAACAGTGAAGAGTTGATGGACAAGCCTCTGATGATTAAAGTTGCGGTTAAACCTGCACAGGGAGAGTACGGCGCGTCTAACGAGATCAAGGGCTATGACGCAGTCGGTGGGGCGACTACGGCTCCAGCTCCTGCGGCTGTAGCTGCCACGGCATCTGCTGGGGCCAGCACACCACCTTGGAAGAAGTAGAGTTCTATTGAAGGATGGGGTGGCAAGTCTGCCCCATTTTATGAATAGAAGGAGAGCCATATGAAACTTGATATATACTCTAACCCAAAAACGATTGAGGCGATTTACCAGCACTATAAGGTGCAGCGCAAAAACGAGCATCGGCCACACTTAGGTGGATCACAAATTGGGAACGAGTGCAGTCGAGCTTTGTGGTATCAATTTAGACATGCATGGAGGCCCAGCTTTGATGGCCGTATGCTTCGCCTGTTCGAGACGGGTGACCGCGAAGAGGATCGGATCGTGGCAAACCTACGGGCCGTTGGCGTTACGGTCTGGGAGCGTGACCCAGATACTGGCAAGCAGATCAGGTTCGAGGGATGCGGAGGCCACTTTGCATTGAGCCTCGACGGCGTTGGTCAGGGATTTGCCGAAAGCAAAAAGCCACACACGCTAGAATTTAAGACGATGAACGACAAGAACTTTAAGGCTCTCAAGAACTTGGGATGCCAGAAGAGCAAGCCAGTGTATTGGGCGCAATGCCAAATCGGTATGTATCTGGGCGACATGGATCGGTGCTACTTCTTTGCCGTCAACAAGAACAACGATGAGATGTACGGTGAGCGGATCAAGTTAGACAAGCCAGAGGCCAAGGCACTGCTGGCCAAGGCAGAGCGCGTTGTGTTTGCCGCCACGCCACCATCCAAGCTGCACGAAGATCCAAGCAACTGGCAGTGCAAGTTCTGTAGCTACTGGGCTGTGTGTCACGGGTGCAAGATACCAGAGGTTTCGTGCCGAACTTGCAGCCATGTGACGCCAGAGCAGAACGGGACGTGGAGCTGCGCGAAGGGCAAGCCAGTCGAGACGTGCATCGAACACCTCTACATCCCACAGGTGATGCCGAAAGATTTAGTTGTGGTCGATGCTGGGGATGACTTTGTTGAGTACGAGGATCAAGATACTGGCGAGATCATAAGAAACGATAACAACAGCCAAGCTATTTATGATGGGAGGATGCAGGAATGAAGCGCAAGAGATTAGAGAATGTCGTGAAGGTCATGTTGGAAATGACACCAGACAGAATCAGCACCGATAATATTTCGATGATTTTGGTAAATTTTATGATCCACAAAAATATGGTGAACCAGTGGCCAGTTGTTAAAGATATCGTCGATGACGTGTTTGTAGAATATCTTGTGAGGTCGTCATACCAATCGGATGCCGAATACAACGAGGCAATAGCGATTGAGGATGCCAACAATTTCTTGGAGAATATTCGCAATGACGTTTGATGCTGGAAAAATCTTGCATGTCAGATTAAATCGTTCAGAAATTTCGCAGGCAAAGCAGGCGGCAGCATTGCGGTGGCAGTTAGCCAGAGCTAGTGGAGTTGCCAACCAGCGCCGGGACATCAGATCAGACGCAGATATTGATCTGCTAGGTTTAAAAGCTGAGATAGCAGTCGCTAAAGCGTTTCACCTTCCATACCGGGCATCTGATCTTGGCATCGATAGCGGAGCCGATATGTGGTCGGACGATATAGGCATTGATGTGAAGGCCACGTTTTATCAGACAGGCAAGCTGCTGTTTAAGTCTATAGAGGCGTTTGTCGCTGATTACGCAATACTGGTTACTGCCTCTGATGATGAGGATGTGATGCGTGTTGTCGGTGGCATGGGCAGGGAGAGATTTGGGACTGATGCCATTGAAGCAGATTTAGGTAGAGGGCCATGCTGGGTCGCTCCTCAAGATATATTAACGCCGATTCAAGATGTGTGGCTTGTATTGTCGAACTGGAGATTATGCAGATGACGTTTGAACTTAGAGACTACCAGAAGGAAGCTGTCGATGGACTGTACAATTACTGGGCTGGCAAGGCTGGTGATAACCCACTGATCGTTGCGCCTACTGGATCTGGCAAGACGGCTATTATCGCGCAGATAATTAAAGACGCGATGGGATTTCCCGGCACACGGGTGCTGGTTGTTACGCATGTTAAAGAGCTGCTTGAGCAGGGCGCAGATGGCTTGCTTAAATTGTACCCAGATGCTGATTTCGGGATCTACAGCGCAGGCTTAAAGCAGAAGGTGTTAGACCGACCAGTTACGTTCGCAGGCATCCAGAGCATCTGGGAGAGGGCGTTTGACATAGTTCCCGCGCCTGATTTGGTACTGATTGATGAGGCGCACCTCCTACCCAAAAATACTGAGACTAGATACAATCGGTTTATTGCAGATCTGAAAACCTGCAACCCAGATGTGAAAGTGGTGGGACTGACGGCCACGCCATACAGGCTGGACACGGGCTACCTGCACAAAGGCAAGGGCGCGATCTTTGACGGGATTGCCTACGACATCCCAGTGGCCATGCTGATGGAGCAGGGCTACCTGTCGCCAGTCATATCAAAGGGCGGCATGAAGCAGATCGACCTGACAGGTGTTGGCAAGCGTGGCGGTGAGTTTATCGAATCAGAGCTGGCAACGGCTGCGTCTGATCCAGAGCTGGTTAAGTCTACTGTCGAGGAGATTGTGCGGCTAGGGGCTGACAGGAAGAGCTGGCTGGTGTTCAGCAGCGGAGTAAGCCACGCATACATGCTCAAAGATGAGTTTGAGGCGCACGACATCGATGTGGGAGTAGTTACAGGCTCAGACAGCAGCGCAGTTCGTGAGGAGACTATTGCAAACTTTAAGAGTGGAAAGCTGCGCTGCCTGATTAATGTGAACGTGTTGACGACTGGCTTCGACCACCCAGAAGTAGATCTGGTGGCTTTGGTTAGAGCTACAGCATCTACTGGACTATATGTTCAGATGGTGGGGCGCTCCATGAGAGTGGCTGAAGGCAAAACAGATGCATTAATTTTGGACTACGGCCAAAATGTTTCACGGCATGGATTTATTGATAAGGTAAAGCCGAAGGACAAGTCTGCGGGTGCAGGAGAGGGCGAGGCTCCTGTCAGGCAGTGCGAGAAGTGCCAGACGATGTGCCACGCAGCCTGCCTGCAATGCCCAGAGTGCGGCCATCAGTTTCCACCGCCAGCACTTAACCACAACGCCAATAGCTATTCTGGGGCCATGCTATCGTCTCAGGTGGTGGCTGAGTGGTATGACGTGGACAGCGTGATGTACGGGCGGCACAAAAAAGAGGGCAAGCCTGATTCAATCAAGGTCACTTACTACGCTGGGCTGATGAGCGTGAGCGAGTGGCTATGCCCAGATCACGGTGGCTACGCGGCCAGTCGATACACAGCGCGGAAGGCAACACTAAAATCTGATGCAAGCACGACTGACGATGCACTCGACGAATGCCACTTCTGG